AGCATTCATCTCCTCCTTAGTTAACGGTGACCCACTTGCAATTTCCATACATCTAGCAGCCTTGTCACTAGCTTTGTTTATAATTCTTTCTATTACTTTACTCTTTTCAATGGCCAATTTACCAATATCTCTATCTTTTTTATTAAATCTTTTATCTAATTCATCTAAATCTTTTTTAAGATTATTGATTAAAGCATTCATTTGTTTATTAGTTTCAAGTATTTGTGCAAAGTCTTTCTTTTGGTTTTCTATGACTTCTTTTTGTGTATTAATACTTTCTTCTAATTTAACTTGATTTGCTTTTAATACTTCGTTATCTGCCTTTAATTTATAAACATAGGCAGTACCGCCAGCTAGACCGGCGACCATAATTCCCACCATAACTAACTTGACGGTACCAAACATATTACTTTTCCTTTTTCCAAATAGTCCAAGCGCCATAGGCTATAGCTGCATATGCTAATAAACCTGCGATTGGTTTTGCAATTAAAACAACCACTCCTAATGCAACTAAAGCTGCACCGTCCCAAGTAGTTCTTTCATTGATTCTATTCATAATCCATTTTTTCATGTTTATTCTCCTATTTGTGCGTTTCTTTTTCTATGTCCGTTCCACGCAACAAAACCACCTATTCTTAAACCCCAATAAGCAAGGTAATTTAAGAAATGAAAGCCGTTTTGTTCTATGTTAATATCTCTAAAAATAATATCAGCCTGTTTTTGATTTAATAATAGTAATGGCTGTTTATCATTTTTAGGTTTTAAAGCCGCATACATATAAGCATAATCATGTACTAAACCACCAATTAATAATACGCCTGTTGGTGATAAAAATGTTGCCAAGAATTTTGGCACACTTGCGCCGTCAAACTGAAAACCTTTTGGTATTGTGTATTCAACACCTTTTAAAGTGTAGTTAAAATTTTCTGAAATTTCCCACTTACGAACACCAAGTAACCACATTAAGATTGCACTCCAAAAGCCTTTACCTGCTGTCGGTATTTTTATTGGTCTCATACTAGGCATTTTGCCATATGAAAAACCTATTCTTTCTTTTTTATTGTCAACGCCAAATAAATTAATAATAAAACCAATAATAATTAACGCAATTAAAACTGTCCATTGCCAGAATTTCATTGCTAATGTTAATACAAGTTCCATTTATTTCTCCTGCTTAATCACTCCCTTATCAAGCAAGTAATTATATAGAGGAGTTTCTTTTATTTTATTATCGTCTATCCATTTTTTAAATATTTTCATTGCATCTCTCATGCCAGCTGTTTGATTGGCATGATGTTTAGCTCTATTATATAGAGTATTGACAATCTGCATTTGTCTTTCTTTGTCAACACTTGTAATAATCTTTAAAGTTTTTCTTGCTGATGAAGCATCACCGTAACCTGTACCTCTTACAGTATCTTTTGGGTTATCGTCTGAATATAAATCTTCTAAGGTCCACATTTCATTAAATTCAACTTCTTCTTTTCTGTAAGGTCCGTGACCCTTTTCTTTCCAGTTTTTTTGTTGAAGTTTTTTTGCACTCGCTGTTAACATTGGTTTAATTGTACCAGCGGCCTGTGATGTATAGTTAGCGTGTAGACCAACACCTCTACTGTCTTTGCCTGCCTGACCTTTTGGTGGAATGTCACCAAGTGAAGCCATAGGTTCTATGTTATCAAAATAACCTAATCTAAAACCACCCAAATATTCTTTAAATGTCTTTGGCATTATACTTATCTCTAAAAGACTTGTACTCTTTTTCTTCCTCTACAAATTCAATTTCGTTTTTTTCAACACCATTTAATCTATCAATAGATTCATCAATCTTGTCTAATTTATCTAAGATGCCTTTTAAAACCACATTATTATTATCATCACTTTCTGTCATTCTTTTTTTAAAGTCCATGACAATATCATCTTTCTTTTTCTTTTTAACTCCTGGCTCATGTGATGGTGGTAATGCTACATTAGCACCTGTACCAACTGCATTTGCTGGAGCGTCTTCATCCATCTTATTGATGATTTCATCCATCATTTCTTTATAGTGTTTTGGCATAATCGTACTCCGATACCAGTTCTCCATCTTTTTCATAAACACTTACACCAAAACAAACCATGTAAGGTTCTTCTTCAATATCTGGTATTTCTCTACTTTCGTTTAAAATATCCTCGTACAAACCCTCATCTTTTAAATACTTAATTACAGTTTGTTCGATTAGTGTTTTATGTTGTGCATAGGACTTATCTTCTTTAATCATTAAAGCCAATGCAACTCCTAGGGAACCAAGTTTACTTCCTAAACCAACTCTTTTTAGAATTCGTTTTAAATTAAATACAAAACGGTGAAGTAAAGTATAAGATTTTCTTTCTTTTTCTGTTCTTAAATCTTTATATTTTTTTAATACTTTACCTTGGTCATCAATAATACCTGTAGCATAAGCTTCTTGCTTATTAAAAGGTGTTACTAACAACTTTACAATTCGGTAAGTTATTAAAAAATCTATTGCTCTACTCGCCATTATAATTCCTTTAATTGATTTGTAATATTCATATCTTCAGCAATCTCATTTAGTTCATGCGGATATAGATAGTTGAGATAATTCAAAAATGATTTCAAACAAGACCAATACTGTTTATCCATTTTGAATAATAGTAAAGTACAGGCCGCTTCTACACCGAATACATTATTTAAAACAATAATATGATTTAAAACTAATCTATGTTTTAAATTACCTGTTACCTTATATTTACGAAAGAGTCTTTTCAAATATTTAAATCGCTTAATATCATCATAAAACTCCTGTTCCTTTTCTAAGGTAGGATTATCATAATTTTGCTGTGCAAACAATAACCAATTATCTTTCGTAATCTCTTTGAACATCAATACACCTATAGTTATTAAACTAACTTGGCGTAAACTTTTGATGAACCTGTTTGTAAGGTTTCATAAGTTACTTCTAACTTTAATCCACCTTCTTTTCTATGAGATATACCATCATCATCAATATCGGCACCATCAACATCTTTACCAAATCTTCCACCGAATTGTGTTACTTCGGCAGTTACTTTGCCTTTGTCACCACTTAAATCAATTTCGCCTACTTCTAGGCCTATTCTTGCTAGTTTTTCTTTTAGTTGTTCAATTGCAGCTTGAGGATTCATGTATTCTCTTTCTGCGATAGAACCAACAAAAGCATTTACTCTTTTAAGGACATCTGCATTATCAATGTTATGTACACCGATAGAACCGTCTTCTACTGGTTGCTGATGTGTGTCGGCTGAGCCTACACCAATCGTTGCATCACCTGAAGCAGCTTCCTTAATGTAATGTTTAAATGTTTTCATTTTTTTCCTCTTTATTTGTATTTGTCTGATTTTCGCTTTGTTCCATCACTACGAGCAATCAAACCTTTTGCTTTTAAATGTGCCTTATCAGTAAACCCAGCCTTACCTGCTTTGTATCTTTTCATTGCGTCAGCAGTATTAGGCGGTGTTTCTTTTAACACATCTTCTTCAAAATCATTTAAATTTAATTCACTTATGTAAGTCTTAAATTTTTTCATTAGCTTGTCGCTATTTTAAGCGCCTCTTCTTTTTCCTTCGGCATTTTATCTTTACCGTTGGTTTCAGAAAGTTTAATTAACTTATCGACTTGTTGAATTGCTCCATGAACAGCATTTAAATTACTTTTCATTTGGATTAATTCTGAGTCAACTTGTTTAATCCTTTGTGACAAAGCTTCAAAATCTTTCACTAAGACTTCTCGTTCTGCCGTCAAGTCATTTGTTTCTATAGACATAAAATATTCTCCTCGTTATTATATATTAAGCGACCACATAACCATTTCCACCGATTACATACCAGTTTGAGTTTTTGAAAATACAAACTGCACTTTCGCCGGCTGCGTTCAATGTAATTGTTGAACCACCTGCTAAGTTTGATGGAGTGATTGTGATTGCGTTAGTACCAGATGTAGATGTATTTAAAATCATCTTAACCTGACCGTCATTACCATCAGCCATACCACAAGAATGTGTTGCTGATGTAGCATTGATTTCTGTAACAGCTGTTGTAATGTTAACTGCTGTTGTAGTAGAACCGTCTGCTGTAATTGATTGAGAAGTTTGTGCTAAACCTAACCAACTTGGAATGTTGTTGAATACATCTTCAGCTGAAACTTTTTTATTGACTGGAGTTCCTGCTGGGTCATCTACAACATGAAATAAGTCTGCACTCGCTAAATTGTCGCCTAAGTCTGTTAAGGCGGTGATTTTTTTATCTGCCATTTTTTTCTCCTGTTAACCCTCATTTGAGGGAATGCTACTCCGTGCATCTACACGGACCACTTTGTTAATATATTTATAAGAGGTGGCCAAACGGCCACCCCTTTGTTTTACTTAATTAATTAAGCAGGATTAGCTAAAACAACTAAACACTCGTAGTAAGTTCTTGAGCCTTTGATAAACTTCAAGTTCCAACCTTGGTGTGAAGCTGCGTCACTAGATAAATCAGAAGCATTGTAATTGTATAAACCAATTGTCATGCCTGTAATGAAATTATCTGCTGTAGCATCTTCGAACAAATCTGTTCTGTTTGCATCTGAAGGTGCTAATCCTAATTGATTGCCAGCCCATAACGGTGCGTTATCAGCCTGGTCTAATCTTCCCCAACTTGACATATTATTCTCTCCCTTTGTTAAAAAAATAGGTACTCACAGTTTTACTATAGTACCTATATTTATAAGGGAAAGTATTAGAAGCCTAGTTTTTTAAGTTCGGCGATTGTTTGATTAGCGTTTTTGAATGTGATTCCGATACCACCTCTTTGAGTAAACTCTTTGGTGTTTTTCTCGTAATCATCTATTAGAATGGCAGGTTGACCAGCTACTTTAGCATAGTCTTTCTTTTGACTTCTCATCACTAGATTGATTTTACTTCTATCAATGTTAGTGTTTGTCATAGCCCATTTTGTTTTGCCTGGAATGCAATTTGGGTCATGTGCGTGTTCTACATAAGCACTTAATATATGAGGTTTATACTTCTTAACAAAGTTGTATAATTTTTTACCCTCACTTAACCAAGGACCTTTTGACCAAAAATCTTTCTTTGCGATAATTGGATCCCAACGCTCTTTTCTACCTAGGTTTGTCCATTGATTAATAGACATACCAGTAGTTTGTTCAATGTTCTTTACGAAATCAAATAGAACACCGTCCATGTCTAGGTATATTCGTGGTAAGTTATTCATAGTGTTTGTCCTTTATCATTTATACTATATACTAACATATACCTAGCCCTTTGGCAACAGCTTTTTTAGACAAAATGTCGCATTTTTTTCGTTAGAAATCAACGATTTATTTGTTGTATTCGACCTCAGGTTCCATGTCCACTTTAGTTTTCTGTGATTTAATCATGGTTTTGCCTTTTTCTTCTTTAGCCGAATCAGTATCGCCTGGTTTTGCAAGAGTTGATTGGTCTTTTGATTCTTCAACTTCTTCTTCAGCCTTTAGATATTTTGATTCTTTTTTAATCTCATCTATTTTTTCAGCTGCGTTTGACCATACACTATGAATAGACCTGTAGAGGTCAAAGTTTTTAGCTGTCTGTTCAGACATTTTTGCTTTTTCTTCTTTGACACCACCTGTTTCATCTTTTACAGGATTGATGATTTCTTTTTCACCATCTGCATCTTTTTGTTTTTTATTCATAGGTTTAGCTCTAAAAGTATGTGTTTCAATTAACTTTGATACATCTTCTTTTAACTTTTCTATTTCAACTTCTTCGTTGGCTCTTTTTAATGCGTTCTTCACATCTGGATGGTCAGCTAAACCTGGTGAAACTTTGTTAATTGTTTTAACTGCACCAGAATAATTACCTTGTTTGTAACGAGGGTCGTTTAAAATTCCATATGCTTGTTTAATTTGAGCGCTAGTAAAATTACTTTTTTTAGCACCACCTTTTTGAGGTCCTGAACCTGGACCACCTTCACTCACTTCTTCTTTTTTATCATCTTTTTCAATTGACTTAGCAATATCATGTGCTTTAGTAATTGTAGATTTTTTCAAAGGTGGTTTATCACCTGTTTGTTTCATAGCCGCAGCCATACCTACAGCATACGGATTATCTACAGCTTCTTTTGTATCTTTCTTTTCATCTGAAGAATGACCAAAAGATTTGTGTACAAGTTTATCTAATTTTTTATGAAAGACATCAATATCTTTATCAGTTGCGTCTTCATTTTTTGCCTTGTACATTTTGTCTATTTTGTTAAAGAAATCTTTTTTCTCTTGTGGTGACATTGATGCAATGCCTTTACCACTTTTCTCTAATTCTTTCTTAAACATATCTTGGTAAGCGCTGTCGTTTAGGTCTTTTGATAAACCTTTTACTGCTTCTTCAACGCTACCTGCTTTTGTATTAAAGTAACTCATCTTATTCTCCTTTTACTTTGGCAGCTAAGTCTTTGTCAGCGCCTCCCCATGTTCCTGAGGATTTTGTTACGAATGAATTTACACGAGCTAAAGCCCATTGTACTTGTGTAGCGCCTGGTCGGTGTCCACCTCTCCATGCAGCCATACCTCTATCATATACTTGTTTCAATATAGAATAAGGCATACCACTTTTTTCTGCCTTATTCTTCACAGCTTCAATACTTTCATACAACTCTTTTGCTGGATGATTTGTATTTTCACCTAAAATATCTTTTACGATTTTTACATCTAAACCTAGTTCTTTTGCAATCTTAGCCGCTGATGCACCTTTTTTTCTCATTGCATCAATGTCAGACATACGGCCTTCTTCAACACTTTCTCTTAATTTAGAATAGTATTTCTTATCATATGCGTTTCTTTTTGAATAATCTGGTTCTGTGATATGACCTCTTTTCATATGTCTATCATAGATACCTTGCATATCTTTAATCTCAGACGGGGTACCAAACTTCTTCACTAACTCTAATGCGTTTAATGAATGTTCATTTTCGTCTTCGTTTCTTCTGTAATCTTTTTTATTAAACTCATCAATAGATTCTTCTTTCACTTCTTCTTTTTCTTTTTTCATTTTATCTCTTAGAATCTTATATGCAACACCAACCTTTAAAGGTATTTCACCTGTTTCTGGATTTGGTTCTGGTTTAACTGCTTTATTCTTTTCGTTTTCTAATTTAGTTTTTAACATTGCAATTTCATTATCTTTCTTTTCAATTTCTTTATCTTTACTTGCAACTTCTTTTTTATCTTCTTTATCTCTATCAGCTCTGATTTTTGCAATTTCTACACCATCAACTTCACCGTCTTTATCAGCATCTGTAGCTTCTTCTAATTCTTCTTTCACACCTAATTTTGCCAATCTAGTTTTTACCATTGCTCTGACATCTTTAGTTGGATTCTTTTTAGCTGTGTCATATAAATCATCTAATAATTCGTCATCAAATACAAACTTCAACACTTTATCTTCAGCGCCTTTAGCTGGTTGTGCCTTTGACATAAATGTTCTGTATTGCAATCTTGCTTTGTTATACTCAGCCGATGGTTGACCTGGATGCTTGATGATACCACCAATCATTGTACCCTCAGACATATAACCTGCTTTAAGTGGTCTAAGCTTATCTGCTGTGTAATTATGTTTTGAAATCAATCTACTTACTGCTAAGTCTGATACAAAAGGTATTTTTGCTTTAACTAATTTTTCTAAAGCACCTTTATCTTTATCAAATTTATTAAAGATTGCCATTAATTTATTTGCATTGTCAATAGAAATCTTTTGACCTTTCATAGGGTCATATGCTTTCTTTAGTTGTGCTACTTGAGCATCACTAAACGCTTCGCCTAATTCTTGTTTTGCATCATCTAAGGTTTTGTGATGCGTTTTTGCATTACCTTTGTAAACATGAAACTCACCATCTACAATTTCAATTTTACCATTGTCATTTGAATAAACAGTAGGACCATGACTTTCATTTGCCATATCTGGATTGTATTCCATATAATCTGCAACTGAGTTAATATAGTCTTTTGCTTTTGTAATTTTAGATTGTACCCATGCTTCTAGTGGATTGCCGTCATCTGATTTGCCTGAAAGGATAGAGGATAACTTCATTGCTTTATCAGCGATAGCTTCTAGTTCGCCACGAGCCATAGAAATTTCATGGTCTTTATCATCTTGTTCGTTTATATCTTCTTTAATACGAACATAAAATCTGTTGTTGAAAGGAGATTGGTACACATCTGCGTCATGTCCCATTTCTCTATTTGCTTTGTCGGCCATTTTCTGTGCCATTGCTCTGTTAGGTAAAGCATTGCCTAATACTTTCACACCGTTTTTTAACTTTGTGATTTCTTTCTCAGACAAATATACTTCACTTAAAGCTTCTGTGAATGTTTTTCTATATCTACTCATGTTCCTCTATCTCTATAATTAGCTCACCATTTCCTTTATGTAAACGGTGATAAGTTTCTTTTTCTATTTCTAACAAATGGCCAGGTTTCATTTCAAATGGTAGTTCATTATCCATTTGAAGTTTCCAGCCGTCACTTTCCAAAACTTTAACAGTTCTGTTTTTAGCATCTCTATGCCAAATTAATTCTTCACTTTCTGCATTATAAAAAGTACGAACAAACTTCTTATCAAATAAATTCAGTTGGTCTTCATATGGTTTTACCAATAGAAGTTACCTCCTCCTGACATACCCAAACTCTTTGCATATCGTGGCAAATTACAAGCCCAATATGCGGCCTTTGTTTTATCTTTTTGCTGGTCACATTTGTGTCTAGCCGCAAAAGATTTTCTGGCCTCTGGATTTTTTAACTTAACTGATAATCCAGTTGTATCGCCCCAAGTGACTTTCTTAATCTTGTCACCATCTTTGACGAATACATAAAACTTTTTAGGTCCACCTCTTTTTGGTTTATTCAAAGGCGGATTCTTTTCTTCTTCTTCAATTGGTATATCTAATGGTACTTTTTCGTTTTCATAAAGACCAAACTCACCAATATCAGTTTCTAATAGTTGTTTATCCCAATCTGAAATCTCAGTTAAAAGGCCGTCATTGTATAACTCTCTAGCCTCTCTAAACAACCTATAAAATTCTTCACTATGTAACCTATAGATATTCTCAGCAAAAGGTATTTTGTTCTCTACATGGTAGTGAACCGATTTACTAATTCTATCCTTATAGTCTGCAAAACTTAACATTATAATTTACCTATCATTTTATTAACGACTTCATCTAGTTTCGCTTTCCACTCGTCTGCATATCGTTGCTTATATTTATCTATTACCTCATCTGAAAGAGCCCATTCTTTTATATCTTTTTCACTTGGTTGTTCTTCTCGTTCTCTTTCAAGGAAACCCTTAATTTTCTTCTTAATTATCTGTTCTCCAGAACCTGCCTTAGCAGGAGTGTAAGTAGGATTCTCATACCCAGCGAAATTAGGCTCACCAGGAGTAACAGTAGAAGTGTGTTTAGCATAATCCTGCCCCATATCTGTAGCTTCAGGTACACAATTAGGCACCTCTTTTCCATTTTTATTCTTCATACCAACTTGTTTATAACCTTTCCAACAAGCGTCAACTAAATCCTGTTTCAACTCACCAAACATTTTCTTAAACTTTTGTGTGTGTGTACTTGGTTTAGTTTTTGCTTTTTTATCTCCAGGTGCTGGGTCGTTATCGTTCTTTGTGGTATCTGTATTTCTAAAATGAGCAGCTCTTTTATCTTTAGTATCTTTAGATAAACTCTTGTAATACTTTTTAGGTTGAGTACCTTTTTGTTTCTTCACATCTCTATCTTGTGGTAAACTATCAGTATGTCCGTATTCTGATTTCTTCTCAGACACGGCCTCAAATCCATAATCTATATCTAAATTAAATTCTCTAATTTCTACTTCTCTATCAGCTGCGATAGGAATACAATCCCAAATCCAACACTTGTGTAAATTATTATTATTATCTTCTAAGACAACATAATTAGTACCTCGTCTAACTACTTTGCCTTCCATATCTTCTTTAACATTATTGACCTTATCACCGATATTAAATATCATTTCTCTAATATAAAGGTCTCTTATTTGATTTTGTTCAAATTCTTCAAGTGAAACAATTGGTCTTGCACCTGTTCCTACTTGCATCTGACCACCAAAACTAGCGGCCAATCTCATACCTTTTCGAACATCTTTCATTAATTTTTCAGCGTCAACCCCACTAGGTAATCCTTTTCTAAAAGATGCTAAATCACCCTTAGTTGCAGCTGCTCTCATCTTACTTGCACTCATACCTACTGCACCCTCAGCGTCAGGATCCCTTTCGCCGGCAGATACAACATTAATCTTATCAAAGTTATAGTAACCATGACGAGATTTTACATCATTATATTTTTTCAGTATTGTGTCAAATTCTCTTACTCTATCACTACCTACTACCATAGTTACTTCTTTGTAACCTTTGTTGTATAAGTTTGTAGCAATATCTAACACCATATTAGTTGTATTGATTTCAATGTTTCTTGCATGAGTTGGAAACATCTTTTTCATATAACCAAGTTTTTGTTGTGGTGTTAATGGATTCTTTTTAGGGTCATTACTTCGACTTAAATAAATTTTGTAGTCGTTAGTAGGTAATGACTTAACTTTATTAATTAATTTTTCATGGCCAATAGTTGGTGGATTAAATCGACCAAAAGTAAATGCAACACTCTTTGCTTCCATGATTGTTTCTTCTTTTTTCAAACTATCTATTTCTGCATCTGTTACTTGGCCATCATCTAAAATCTTTTTACATTTTTTATAGAATTTTAAATAATGGTATTTTTCTAACATCTTATAGATTACATTTTTAGGTAATCTGTTCTTTACACCATAAGTTCTAATTTCATCTGGCGACATATCTTTATCAAATGCAGCTCTTCTATCTGCATCAACACCGTCACCTATTTTTACAATGTCATTAATACTGTCTTCGATTTCTTCTAACTTATCATTAATTTTATCTTGTAAGTTTAGTACATCTTCAGGAGATAATTCTGTAAGTTCATCATAATCAATAATATCTCTTTTTAATTCACCTTTGATAATGTCCATCTCTTGTACTTTTTTATCGAATTCTTTGATATACAAATTAACATCAAATACAAAGTCTTCTGGTCGTTTAACAAACTTGTTACTGTCAATGTCGAAAACTGCGTCTGCCTTTTTATTCTGATTATCATATGTTTCCTTATCAGTAATAAAATAATAATTAATTGGGTGTTCAGAACCTGGAATTAATTTACCTTGTATGTTATCTGGATTAGAAGCAGACAAATATTTTTTAGAAAGTCTTACTCTTTCTTCTTCTTGTTTTTCAGCCGGCACATCAAATAATACATTAATGTCCAAATCAGCGTCATTTCTATACCTTTTCGTTAAGATTGAGCCGATTAAAGATGTTTTGATAATAGGATATTCAGATTCAAACTCTTTTAATTGAGTTTCAATCTGTTGTTTTACACTATCTTTAATCTTAGGATTTTTAGTATCAGCATCATCAAATACCTTAGGCGCATAAGTCCTTCTTGGTATATCAATGATACTTTCTAAAATGTAATCCTTAAATTGTTTCATTATCTTCTCTTTGCTTTTCTTTCTGTAGCCATCCATCTTTTTGCTGTGTATGACTTAATTGGTTGTGTTAATAAACCTCTAACAGATTTACTTACTTTGTTCATTACATTGGTTACTAATTCTTGGTCTGATTTACTGTTATCAATAATAATCATATTACCCACACCAAACAAATTTTGAAACTTACCAATATTTGCTTGAACACCTTTCCATGATTGTGTTGTAATATATTCTGGAACACTTCTTTCTCTTTTTGCATTTCTTTCCAATGCAACTTCTAAACTTGTGTTTACAAATATCATATAACAATCATAACCTAATTCTTTTAACATTCTTACTTGATAAGAAATCTTATCATAATCTCTACCAGTACCATCAATGACTAGACCTAACCTACCTTGTATAGCCAAGTCTTGCATATTACTTGTCGTTGCTTTTGCTCTTGCACGAACCATATCTCTGGATTCTGCTTCATCTTCTGGCATCTTTAATGAAAGTCCAGCCTTTTTAAGACCTCTTTCAAATGCGTTATCTGAGTTAATTTGTTTTAGTCCTGTGCCACCAAATGCGTTTCTTGTAACAAATGTTTTGCCTGAACCAGGACCACCTGCTAAAAAGAAAGCCTTAAAAATATTAGGGTCGTAAAGGCCTTCATTTAAAGTTATGTTTTTTAATTCGTTAAATGACTTCATTTTACTTTCTTAATTATTTCGTTTGCTATTGCTTCAGGTGTACTACCTTCTGCTTTAATATTTATTATTTCATTCTTAAAATAATCTAATAGAGGTCTAGTTTCTTTTTCATAAACAGCTAATCTCTTTTTAATGATTTCAGGTTTATCGTCTTCTCTACCTCTTGCTGTTAATCTTTTAATAACTTCTTCTTCGCTTACTACAAGATTAATAACATGGTCATATTCAATACCTTCTTTTTCCATTCGTTGTGCTTGTTCAACATTACGAGGGAAACCATCAAACACATATCCTTTTTGTGCATCTGGTTTTGAAACTCTTTCTTTAACTGCATTAATAACAATACTTAATGGTGCAAATTGACCTTTTGATAATAAATCTTTTACTCTACGGCCATCTGGTGTATCTTGTTTGGCAAGTTGTCGCATCATATCACCTGTATAGATATGTGGTATATTCAGTTTCTTTGTAATAATTTCTGAATATGTTGACTTGCCTGCACCTGGACCACCAATCATAATTATTTTTGGTCCGTTTATTGCTTCGAAAAAATATTGTTTAAAACTTTTCATCTATTAAACCTGCATTGTTCGTGGTGTGTCAAATAAAACTATATCAAATGTTGATGACATATTTGTACCTGTTGAAGCAATTGCTCTAATTTCAATATCTGTTTTTTCAGTTAAGGCAAATGGCACTTGAT